ATGCATACCTCATGGGCATTGCTCTCGGCACTAAAGTCGAGGGCAAGTCTCTTGCGGAGCGTAGGTGTGATAAAATTTCTACACGTATGGCAAAGCAAGCATACAATCAGTGGTGTACTAAAGGCATACATATGGCAAACCATTTGTTATCTACCATTCGTATTGTATTCAACTATGCGGTGCATATGGAACTATGTATCTCTAACCCATTCGTAGCTGTCAAAAAACGTACACCAGCGAGACGTAAGACAGTGTGGACAAAAGAACAGGTAAAGCAGTTTCTTGATACTGCCTACAGCGACTTTGACACACGTAACGTGGGGCTGATTGCACAGATGGCATATGAGTGGTGTCAGCGTCTAGGCGATATGCGTCTGCTAAAATGGTCTGACATCGACTTTGAACAGCAGACTGTGTACATTGAGCAGTCAAAACGTAGAGCAGAGGTGTTTCTGCCTATCTCTGATGACCTCTACAGTATGCTTGTAGCCCAGCAGGAAGACTTTGGCTTCCAAGAGTATGTAGCACCCTCTGTACGGCCTCAGAAGGGCGTGTACAAGCCTTATACGCTGACTCATCTACCTCGTGTGGCTAAGATGATACGCAACAAGGCTGGATTGCCGGATGATTTACGGTTATCTGACCTACGAAGAACTGGTACAACTGAAATGGTTGAAGCAGGGGTGTCTATGGGCAATATTATGGCGGTTACAGGACATGCAAACCCACAGTCAGTAAAGCCATATATGAAAAATACACTGACAAGTGCTAATTTGGCATTGACACAGCGTCAAAATCGTGATAAAAGCACTGTAGATGCCGCAAAGGAAGAGTATATATAATGAATATATATAACATTATAAATGATATAGATATAGATAATGGACAAACAAAGAGATTGAATTGTCCTAACTGTGGTGGTTACAAAACATTTACCGTAACCAATAACATGGGTTCTATTCTGTGGAATTGTTATAAAGCTTCCTGTAATGTATCGGGTACAAAGAAAACTCATCTGTCTGTAGAAGACATCGTAAACATACGCAAAGAAACTGTCGAAACTTTAGACAAATTTGAGTTGCCCAATTACGTGGTTAATCATCGTGACAATCGTGAGTTCATTGTGTGGTGTGCTAGATGGCAGATTAATGAAAACAAACTTAATCTGTTGTATGACGTAAAAGACCACCGTGTTGTTTTTCCTATTGTGCATGATGGTGTAATGGTTGATGCTATTGGTCGTGCTATGGGTAGTAGTTTACCTAAATGGAAGAGATACGGAAATAATGACTTGCCTTATGTAACAGGCTGTGGTAGTGTCGCTGTAGTTGTTGAGGACTGTGTGAGTGCAGCTACGGTGGGTGACATGGGTTTTGTCGGGGTTGCAGTGTTAGGCACATCTTTGTCGGAATCACACAAAGCTTATCTTTCACAGTTCTCGACAGCAATTATTGCCTTAGACCCTGATGCGTTACCCAAGACACTGCAAATCGCTAAAGAGTTACGTGGGCATGTAGACACTGTAAAAGTCCTGAGATTACAGGACGACTTAAAATACCGAAACCCCGAAGACCTAGACAGTCTTATTAACACAGGAGAAATGTAATGGAATTATCACTAATACGTACACTGATGGACAAAGAGTTCTATGACAACAATCGTGGGGCTAGATGTCCTGACCGTTTGTTTAGCAAGGATGCTCGTAAGATTAAGCAGACAATCGACAGTGCAATGGCAATGTACAATCGTACTATCACGCCAGCAGAAGTAGAAGCATTGTTCATGTCTAACAATCCATCCATAACTACAGCACAGAAACAATCTTTTCAGCATCTGTTTCGTCAGGTGTCTAAAGAAGACCCAATGGGCAATGACATTGCACAAGAAGTTCTGTCAAAGCTTTTCCAGCAGGTTATTGGTGAAGACATTGCCAACTTAGGCTTTGACTATGTAAATGGTACGCAGACATCACTTGAGCCACTACGCATGATACTTGAGCAGTACAATGATGACTTTACACCTGACCTTAACGTGGAGTGGGATGACATCGACATCGAGACATTACTAGATAAGAATGACCTTGAGGCACGTTGGACGTTTAACATTCCTACGCTGACAAGTGTTATTGAGGGCATCAATGCTGGTCACCTTATTGAGATTGGTGCTAGACCTAATACAGGTAAGACATCATTCCATGCCAGCTTGATTGCAAGTCCGGGTGGGTTTGCTTCTCAGGGTGCTAACTGCATTGTGTTGTGTAACGAAGAGGGTAGCCATCGTGTGGGGGCAAGATACCTGACAGCCGCAACAGGGATGTCTATGAAGGAGATTAAAAACAATCCTAGCAAGGCACGTGACTTGTACCAGCCTATCAAAGAGAAGATTAAGATTAAGGATGCTACGGGTCGTGACATGGCATGGGTAGAGTCTGTATGTAAATCATACAAGCCTGATGTTATCCTGCTTGATATGGGAGACAAGTTTGCCCGTTCTGGTGGCTTTGCAAGACCTGATGAAGCACTGAAAGCTAATGCCATCCATGCTCGTATGATTGCCAAGCAGTATGAGTGTGCTGTGTTTTATATGTCACAGTTGTCTGCCGAAGCAGAAGGTAAGATTGTACTTAACCAGAGTATGATGGAAGGTTCTCGTACAGGTAAAGCTGCCGAAGCTGACCTGATGGTTCTGATTGCTAAGAACCCTGTGACTGCTGACACAGACCCAAATGCACCAGAGGATATGACAAGACACCTTAACATTGTTAAAAACAAGCTTAGTGGTCGTCACTGTCAGATTACATGTGAGTTGGATTCTATTACGGGTAGGTACATGGCATGATACAGTCTGACCTGTTTGATTTAGAAGACTACGACTTAGGTGCAGGGGAAGGTAAGACATGTAGTAAGTGCAATGAATATCTTCCCCTTACAAAATTTAGTTGGCATTCAGGTGGAAATTACTTGCGTCCTGAGTGTAAATCGTGTAATAATGAATTGAGTAAAGTAAGAGATGCACTGAGAAGGCAGTATGGTATGCCTAAAGAAGGTTACACTTGTCCTATATGCCTTCATGACGAGAAGGCTGTAGCAGGTAAAGGTAATACTAAGAATGGGGCATGGGTTATTGACCATTGCCATGATACAGATACCTTTAGGGGTTGGCTATGCCATAAGTGCAATCGCTCTCTTGGTGGATTTGATGATAATATGGAAGTGCTGCAAAGAGCAATAGATTATATAAGACAGCACAAGGAGATGTTAAATGAAACTAACACTTGACGTAGAAAATACTGTAACGCATCGTGATGGAAAGATGCACCTTGACCCGTTTGAACCAGAAAACTCATTGACTATGGTTGGTGTGTTGACTGACAGAGGTCATGAAGCGCATTTTCCGTTTGACCATGCAGATGAACCAAGTCAGAAAGATTACTACGAGCGTGTTCAGTGGTTCTTGGATGAAGCTACTGTACTTATCATGCACAATGCGGCACACGACTTGCTGTGGCTGTGGGAGTCAGGCTTTAAGTATGACGGGCCTGTGTTTGATACAATGCTTGGTGAATACGTTCTACAACGTGGTATCAAAGAGCCTTTGTCTCTTGAGGCATGTGCAGAACGGTACGAGTTAGAAACAAAGAAGCAGGACACACTAAAAGAATATTTTAAGAAGGGAGTGAGTACACGTGATATACCATATAACGAACTTTGTGAATACTTGTCTGCTGACCTTCATGCAACACAGCAGTTGGCTGATAAAATTATGTATCGCCTTAATTCTTCTGATGCCGGACTTTTAGGTACAGTAGACCTTACTAATCAGGTATGCGTTACACTAGCTAGAATGTATCAGCGTGGGTTTACCGTAGATAAAGAAAAGCTAGATGAAGTACGTAAAGAGTTTGAAAATGAGCGTACAGAACTTATATCAAGTTTGCATAAGCATATAGCAGAGTTGATGGGAGATACACCTATCAATCTAAATAGCCCAGAGCAGTTGTCTTGGGTAATCTATTCACGCAAAGTAAATGACAAAACATTGTGGGCTAATAGCACAGACCCGTACATGCGTGATTCAGACTTTCGTGAGTTGATTGATACGCACACAGAAAGAATGTATAAAACACGTGCTGTACAATGTAAGTCTTGTAATGGTAAAGGCTACATACATAAAACAAAGAAAGATGGCACACCATATGCAAAACCAAATCGGTGTGTAGACTGCAATACTATTGGGTACAACTTTATCCCAACAAATGAACTTGCTGGTCTCAGGTTTAAGCCACCCTCTGCTAAGTGGGCATCTGCTAATGGCTTTACTACCAGTAAACAAAACCTTGAGACATTAGAGAATGTAGCAAGGGCAAAGGGCATGTCTGATGCAGTTGAGTTTCTGTCAAAAGTACGCAGACTATCTGCTGTTGAGACATACCTGTCATCATTTGTTGATGGCATTGCAACGCACACTAAAGCTGATGGCAAGCTACATGTTAGATTGCTACAGCACAGAACAGCAACAGGACGTTTCTCTGGTGCTGACCCAAACATGCAGAACATGCCTCGTGGTGGTACTTTCCCTGTTAAGAAAGTATTTGTGTCACGTTGGGATGGTGGTAAAATATTAGAGGCTGACTTTGCCCAGC